CGCCACGCCGTTACTCGTTGCAGAGCCTGCGCCACCTGCACCAGCCAAAATACTTATGCCGCCAGAGCTGCCAAAGCTACCGCCTCCAGTGCCGCCGCCACCACCGCCAAAATAAGACATTGCACCCGCTATACTTTGATTACCGCCGCCGCCGCCGCCATACACACTGGCTACCGCAGAAGCGCCCCCTGAAAAAGATAGCCCTCCGCCAAATGCTGTATCGTTTGGCGAACCACCGCCATTACTTCCTGTGCCAGCGCTTGTGCCTCCTACCCCAAAAATACCACCACCACCACCACCTGACCAATTTGCCGATCCATTGCCCCCGCCACCACCCCCGCCATACGCCGAGATTGTTCTGGAAGTCAGTGTTAGTGTCGTCGTACCTCCAGCATTACCAGCGCCCACACTACTCACAGAAGTTCCGCCTGCTCCAATTACTACCGAAGCAGTTGCGCTGCAATCTGAACTTAGAAAAGAAAAAGGGGTGCATCCACCACCACCACCACCTGAACCATAAAAAGACGTTGTGCCAGATTTCCCCCCGCTTCCACCGCCGCCATGAGTAAGGCCAGAATACTGCCGATACCCAGGCGGTTTAGTAAATGTTCCTGACGATGTAAATGTCTTATAAAAACTGTTCAGGACAATAGTTTTGATCGAGGCTCCCTCGACATACCACATACGAACTTCGCCTGAGTACATGATGTAATCCGCCAGGCCGTCAATTGTTTCTGCGCCATTCCCATCTAACGTTACATCGCCTGTCCCAGTATTTTGAACAAACCCCATTGCTTCATCGCCAAGCGTGGCAACTGCTGCAAATGTGAGTGTGAATGTGCCGGACGTACAATCAATCAGCTTGCCAATGTCCGCAATACCTACGGTGCCTGTTGTTGTGATTGCACGAACATCCAAATCACCGGCTAGATTGATATTTCGATCCGGCACAATTGCTGTGCGGGTAGTGCCCGTACTTACTCCACTGACATTAAACGCTAAACGCTTAGTTGTATCGGTAGAATCAGCAAAACGAATTGTTGCCGCTTTAAGTAATGCAGTCCAACTTGCGTTTGTTGCGTCTGTAGTCAGCATTTTATCGGCGTTGCCAAACTGTGCAGGCAAGACGGGTTCAAATACCAATTGATCAACGTAATTCTTTGTGACTGCTAATAGCTGGAAGTTTGTGCCGTCGTAGACAAGTGCGGTGTATCGGCTTCCCAATAAATCTGCTGAGGTGACATTTTCACCTGATACCGTCTTAATTGTTTTAGCGCCAAGACTTGAAATATTAATTGTTGCCGCACCTGTATTGGCAAGATGAAATTCACATACCACCATCATATTTTCAACATAGGAAGGCAATGCTGTGGTCGGTGATAGCGTATAAGCATTCACTAAGCCGCTAGTCGTGCCGCCAACAACAATCGCACCAGTAAAACCTGGGAACGATTGTTTTACCGCTAATTTAACTAATCGGTCATGCTGATCTAATGTGTCCGCGCCATCAGTGCCTAGCGGGTTCGTGGGAACTAGATCATTGACGTATGTTGCGTTTTCAATTGGCATTGTTAATCATCCGAATAAACGTTATATGCACCGCGTCGCGCTATTGGCATATCGGTCACTAAAGAGGAAATTGAGCGTGATTTAGACGCGTTTTGCTGTACTTGTTTAAGCGATTGGCTATACATCATTTGCCATACCGGAATGCGTGCATCATTGACGAGATATGGTGCCGCTCTTAGTAAAGCGCCGTACAAGTACAGGTCAGGATGATGAGTAAGAAGCCAATTTGTAGGCGTAGCATCAGATAAGGCGAAGCCTGTTACCATCCTAAATGACAGGCCATAGGTTTGATCTGCTGCATTAGGAAATTCAATATTTGCACCGTTAATCGCCCAATATTCAGGACGGCGACTTGCTGTCGTGCCCGTTAAAATATCGAGTTGTTGCGGCATACGCGGCGTGAGGACGTGCTGCGGTTCACCTGGGATTACTAAACGCAACGAAATCGGTTCAATATAATTATCGGGAATAGCAACTGTTCTTGAACCTGATACCAGGGATAATGCATTGTCCGTTTCCATCGTGCGTAATCGAAGCACGCGGTTAAATTCAGATTCTGCCAAACCAATAAATATTGGAATACGGTCGATATCCCTACGAATCCAATTTGCTATTTCATCTTGTAATTCGCTGTAAGTGCTGAACATTATTCGACCTTAAATGGGCGACCACGTTTTTTTGGTGCATCGTCTAATTGCTCTATATCGTCTAATAGCGTGACTTCTTTTTCTACTATTGGGCTGACGAATTTTGGCTCAAAACGAACCCATCCATTTTTTTCATCAGTGAGTGCTTCACTTTCAACGTAGCATTGCTTTACGCCATGAATATCATGTTTTAACCAGATCATTTTTACCCCTAAAAAATAGGGCGACTGAAGCCGCCCCAATTAATTACGCTGAACCTTTAATCGCACCTAATGCGACTAATGCGGCACGAATTTCTGACAATGCAGCGGCGATCGTTGCATTGTTGTTGTTCGTGATAGTTTGCGAATAAGTGGCAGTACCATCAGCTAAAATGCCAGTGCCGATCTTGGTTCCTGCTGCTGCTGTGATAGCGACTTGGTCAGCGCCAGCACGTTGCGCTACTGGGGTAACGCCGTAAAATGAAACGAGTTCAGTAGTGGATGCCCCAAATGTAGAACCATCGGGACGACCGTCACCAATTACGCATGGATTAGGCATAGTATTTCCTTTTCTTTAGATGAAAAAAAAGCGCCATTGGCGCTTGTTAATTGGTAATCCGGCCTTACATAAAATTATGTTAAAACTTACCGGAACCGACATGAAAAAAATGATTCCTTGGCTTAGCAAAATTGTTAAACCTGGCGATAAATATGGAAGATATACAGTAATTAGTACCCACAAAATTGAAGGAACCTACCATTATCACGCACTATGCCAATGCGAATGCGGCAGCAATCCTCGTTATGTTCCATTAGGCGGTATGCGAAATGGAGAAATTAAGAGTTGCGGCTGCTTACACAAAGAACGCGTGACTAAACATGGTTGCTGGAATCATCCGCTATTTAGTGTTTGGTCTGGCATGATGGAGCGATGCTATAAACCTAAAAACAAGAGATATTCCAGATACGGAGGGCGCGGCATTACTGTTTGTCAGGAATGGCACGATCCAGCCGTATTTATTAAGGATATGTCAAATGGTTATAACAAAGGGCTTCAACTAGACAGAGTAGACAACGACAAAGGCTACTACAAAGAAAATTGTCGTTGGGCCACTAAAAAAATACAAGCCAGAAACAAATCGTCAAATATTTTCATGACTTACAACGGGCAAACAAAATGCATAGGTGAATGGGCTGAAATTTCAGGAATTTCTTATCACCTATTAAGAGAAAGAGTATTTATACAAGGGTGGTCACCCGAAAAAGCAATGACAACCCCAACTCAAAAGAATTTACTCATTTAGTAATTCTGACAGCAAGCTGCGGACGAATTGTCTTAAACCCGTAAAGCACATCAAGACGGTTAATGTAATCGTCATTTACTGCATCGTATTGACGAATAAAGCGCATCGAAATACCTTCAAAACGATTTACCGATGCCATATCCACACCTTTTGGCACTTCCAAGTCAGCGGACACGAATGAGAATGCATCTTCGTGGTATGCCAAATCTTGGCCGTAAGATGTTGCAGCCGCGCCGGTAAATACCAGCGCCGCGCCGTTAGCAGGCAATGCTGTAACGTTTTGCAATGCGCCACTAGAAATCATCGCTGGTGAGAACGAAATATCGGTTGTGGTTGGCGTTACAGTAGAAGTTACAACGAATTGTTGCAAATGACTGTAAGCACGTTTTGTTTCAGGATGAACTGCATAGACACCGGCAACAGTGAATACACTACCAACAGTAGGCGCACCAGATGCACCAGCGATCGTCATTGTAGAATCACCGGAAACTACGGTGTCATTGACGGTAATTCCTGTTACGTCAGCGCCATTGGTATGCGAGTATATGGATTCGTTTTCGTACCAATCAAAACCGCCTTGGTGCGTAATGTAGCCCTCCATATATTGCTTATCAATCGCTGCGCTAGACTGGTACAAGCCCTTAAACGCATCGGTCATTGAGGCCATAGTCGCAGAATCGACCTGAACACGACGACGCTTGTCTTTAGGCGTTAAATACTCGTTTAACTTTTGACGCGCTTGTCCAAATACCAGCATAGATGCAGGGGTAGTGCCTGCTGTGCCTACTTGGTTATACACATCTTTCGTCATCGACTGAATTGCATCAGCTTCAATATCGGCAGCTAATGCAGACATCGCAGGCTCAATGTAACGCTTTTTAAAGTCGTCAATTGTCAATGTCAAATCTACAGAAGAAAAGCCAAGATCAACGCCTTTTTGCGTTGCCATTGTCATTGCTACCGTGTTTTCTGCGGTGTCTTGCACTTGCGCTGTTTTGCCAGTGCGTACCGTGTATTGGTTAGGCAAACGAATGCGTAAGCTAGAACCAATTTTTGCGCCAGTTTTTGCAAACTGATCGTCATATTGCCTATTTATAGAACTAATGAACGGGATTTTTTCGTGCAGAATTATCAGCGATTCTTTTGTGATAATGTCAGGTGTAATAAGTGAATTCATATTAATTTAACTTTCTTAAATGTTTATTTTCGTTGCGATCTTCGCCACTTTGCGTACTCGTCCATTGTCATGTCCGACGGTGTTTTTTTCACCGGCGCACTACTACCACTTACTTGCGGCAATGGCTTTGGTACAGGCTTAGGAGGCGGAGAAACTTGTTTTTTTAGAAGCTGCTCAGCGATATGGGCTTTATGCAATAACTTGACGAAACGCGGGTCGTGAACTTTGGACAGTTCCTCGTCTGAGAAGCCAAGATCAATTCCAGTTTTCGTTAATGCCTTCCCCATTTCGGGTGACCAGCCTTTAATGTCACGCACTACAACGTCAAAACATTCCCTGATTTGCTTGGCAGTGGACTGCTGCGCTTCAGATGCTTTTTGTTCTTTTTCGCGTGCAAATTGCTGTTCTTTTTGCGTTAGTTTGGATTGAATCATCCCTTGTGCTTCGACCAATTGCGTGCGCTCAAACCATAGTTTTTGCGCTGTTACTGGGTCGTTAGCGTTTAAATCATTCCAATCAACTTGTTGAAATTGCTGAAGGCGATGATTTACTGCGATTAACGCCGCGCGTTCTTCAATAGATGCATTCGCTAGCTCGGCTTGTTGTTCGATGGCTTGCGCTTTTGTTTCCAGTGCCTTACGTTGCTCTGCGACTTCTTGCGTTTTGCGCGTGTAATCTGCGTGACGCATAATTGCGTCTTTGAGTTGTTTGGGTACTTTATGTTGCGCGCCCTCATACTCAATTTCCTCTAATTCAGCGGCTGTTAAATCCTCTTGCGCTACTTCGCTTTCGGCTTCTTCAGTTGCTTCATTGGTTGCATCAGTCGGTTCTACCGCCTCGACCGATTCGTTATCGACTCCCTCTGCTGCATTGCCGTAGTCAAACGTGTCAACTACTTCTACGGGCGCGGCTTCTTGGTTGGTCGTTTCTTCTGTCATAACTCACTCCATTACGGTTGGTGAAATAAAAAAAGCCACTACAAAGAGTGGCTTGGTTGGTTAAATCAATAATTAATACAGTGTCGTTTTTCTCAATTCAGACTTAGGAAAAAACACGAGGCTTTTACATTCGCACTCGATCTCATCTTCAGCGCGTAACTTATTCCCGTTAAATATCACTGCCCCGTTTGCCATCCATCGGCGTAGCTCACTGTTGGATGTTTGTGTGCCTGGGCGCTCTGCGCTCATTGGTATTGCAGGGCGTAATGAGATTAAGAATTGAAGTGCGTTCATTTTTGGACGTAAAAAAAGCCGCTTTAGGCGGCTTAGTTAATTTGTTAATTTTTTTAATTTAATTTTGGCAAATATTGCCAATAAATCACGCTTAAAATAAATTCTGAATTTTTTTCTTCAATTTTTAAGCAGTGTATTTTTATTTCTTCATCTTTATTGTTAACGCTATTAGACATATCGGTAACTAAGCCGTATAAGCTAGGCAATAAACAATTTAAACTTATTTCATCATCTTTGTTTAATGTGTAACTTGCGCCTTTTTCTTGAGCTAAAACAGATTTGCCATTTTTAGTTACAAATTCAGAGCCAACAAAACATTGATTGTTGGCGTCATCCAAATAACATTTAACGCCAAATTCTGTTAATTTAGTTATAACAAAATTTAAGCATTGTTTTTCCAGTTCCTTTAAATCCATTATTCACTCCCAACGGTTGGTGAATAGTTATTGTAACGGCTGTTCCGGCTGTTGTGGCATTTGTGGCATCATCGCATCGGGCATCATTGAACCGTCTGGCATTTGATGCATGCCTTGCGGCTGCTCAGGCGTAAAAAAACCCGCACTTGGCGGGTTCTGTTGAGGCTGCATTGGCGGCGGCTGCATAGGCGGCTGATCTTGTGGTGTGATATCGGGCGTTTGCAGTACTTGTTGCAACGTCTGCATAATTAGCGCCTGAATCTCTTGAGGGCCTAATGCAGGGGCCATCATTTTTAACCGCTCAGTCTCTGCTTTGTACGAATCAATCTTAATTTTTGCAACCTCAAGCAAGTCACTGTTTTCCTCGCTCTTTGCTTTCATTTCAGCATCGGCAAGTTTTTTCTGTAGCTCTGCAATAGCCTGTTTTGCCTGTGCGTCCATTTGCTGCATTTGTTGTTGCATGCCCTGCAATTGCGGATTCTGCCCCTGTACCTGCGGCGGCAATGCAGCTTGCAAACGACGGCCTACTTCATCAGCGTCAGGCCAATCTTGATTCTTAGCTAATAGATCGCCAATCAACGGTGCAGCGGCAGGGAATGCACGGATAAACTCAGTCATTTGATATGCCACCTCTTCCCGTTTTGTGCTGAAACTTGGGCCGGTTTCAACGGTAAGATCGTATTTACCTACCGTTAAATCATAGATTTGTTCTATACCATTTTCGTCACGCATCGGTTGCCCATCTGGGCCAGTAATCGGCTGATTAATCGCAACATTCTGTGGTTTTTTATCCGGCCCCATAATGCGAACAATGCGCGCATCATTGTAATAGTGCGGAATCAAATCAATGAGTATTTTCCCTGTGTGACGAATTGCACGGGCTTGATTATCAATAAAATGGAACGTTGAAACGTCACCCTCTTTTTGACGCGCCACGATTGCACGTCCACTTGTCTCGTTACTTCTTGCACCTAATGAAGCATCGTAAATACCCATCACGGACTTCATGTCATCCGACGCGTTTAACGCTTCTTGTAATGCACCTGCGGGAGGACCGGCGAATGATTGGCGCTGAGGGGCAATTGGGTTGCCATCGACCAAATCATATTCAATAAACGCATGCGTATCAGTGTTCGCGCTTTGCCATT